CACTTTGATATGGCAACAGATGAATTAGTATTTGACACCTCTTTACTAGGAACTCAATTTACAAATGCTATCCCTATTGACATACTCATTGACTCACAGACTTTAACAGAGAAAGTAATTAATTTAAATATTGAGTTATTAGTTGAGGCAACGCCTGTAAGTAGTACGTGTACTCTAATCCCTTCAACTATTACTTATAATAATCCTGAACCTATTGTAGTAGGTTACACAGGTTTTTATGGGCTTAAAGCTTTAGTTAACAATGTGCCAAGTGTTGCCAGTGTTTCATCAGCAATCTCTAGCGAAGATGTTGGCGCTATTTTTACAGATTTATTAAGTTCTTTGGTTAACGCTGAAGTTGGTAATGTGTTCGACCATTTCGATATTATAGCACACCCTTCTGCAGAGGCACTACAGATACAACCTATTTTAGCTACTGCTCTAGGGGCTACCCCAGAACAACTAACAATACAATTGCAACCACTTAGTCCCCAAGATGTAATAGACATACAAACTGGACAAGGGAGTGCAGTAGATGTTATAGATGTTCTTACTTTAATAACTGCATCTGCTGATTTTAATCTTTTTAGAAGTTGCTTTAGAATAAACGGAGCTGCCTAATATGCCTTATTCAGTAGAAGAAGTTAATAGCACTTTAGAAGAAGCACGCAGTGTAAGTAAGGATTTAAAAGTGGAGTTAAGTAAACTCCGCGTTAAGTTGGATAGAGTAGAACACGCTCAAGTAATACTAGCAATTAGAGAAGTATTTGGTACAGAGTATATTAGTGATTATGGTAACATCTACATTACTTACGACATGTATGTAACTTGTATTGATTTAATACGTAATGTAGGTAAGGCTATAGGAGATTCGCGAGTATGACGTTACCTATTATACCAACTAATCCTTTAGATCAAGCAGCACAAAGAAGTAAAGAAGCCTGGAATCAGTTATATAAAGAAGCCATCGCTGATTTTCCTATACACGATGATATGTATAGATTCTTTACAGATTTAACTGACTGGATGGAAATTCTTAACAAGAAGATAGAGGAATTAACTAAAATAATTGCAGCGCACCAGCACGTAGTACCAACACTTGACGGACCAGCCTACAGTACTCCGCCTCTTACTGCAGGAGGTATGGTGTGGACTGGTAAACAATACATATTGCCTCAGTTTATAAATACATCAGGTAAGTTACCTAACATCAAAGGAACTCCGGGTTATCAGCAACGATATACCGTACAGATAATGCCGAATATACAGGCATTTGCAGCACCAACAAGTTTAACTACAGGATTATAATTTAAATGGACTTAACTTTAAAAAGTACTAATAACGATACTTCTCTGTTAAACTTGGTATACAGTGCTCAACTGATTGCTGATACTTTTGCAAAAGGTTTGGAAGATAATAATTGTTTACTTATAAGTACTGTACAGCTTCACCAGAAGATAAATGATACTATAAAGGATGTAACTGATCTTACTGAACCTGTATATAATACTCCAGAAGAATTGGTTAACAAAGTTACGCTACCTAAAGCTGATTCACTTAATCCTTTAGTTGCAGGCGTTATCCAGAGTTCAAAAGAAAGGTGTTTTAATTGTAAAGTGAGTCTTCCTAAACTCTCTTTTAAAGGGGATTTAGATTTTTCACTAGATGACATGAAAGCTCATATACAGTTATATAAAGACTTATTTAATTTTCAAAAGATTAATCCTTGTCAGGCTATTGATATGTTTAAATATCAATGTATTCCTGATGTACTACGCCTTATCGCTTTATTACTCAATGCGTATCTAATGATTACTAGTTTAAGAAGACTAACTGGCCTTTCACTTAGTGTGTTCATAAAAGGAATTATTTCAGCGTTATTGGGTAAACTGATAGCTTCAGTAAGTATTTCATTAAACTTAGGGCAACTCAATCTTAGCTGTTTTATTGAGTATTTAAATCAGATTCTAGCTGCTATTCCTAGTACTGATAACATAGTAGCTAATTTCACTTCAGAGCAAATAATCGGTTTGATTGAAGCACTTCCTATAGAAGTTCAAAGAAATCTAATTGCAACCTATCTTGATAACACATACTTAGTGCCAGATGATGGCCCTTACTATAGTAGGAATACACTGAGTATCTTGGCTTCTAGAATACCAAAGTCAGATCTGTCAGGTTTATTAGAGCTTAATGGTTTTAACACTAGTGCTACTGATGCGCTAAATAACTTAACTCCTGATCTTAATAAACAAGTTAGTGATGCTTCAACAGAACTAAACACCATTGTTACAGAGAGTACCGCTAAAGCATCAAACTTAATCGAGAAGTTTAATCAAAGAGCTTTTAAACGTACCGTAAGAGATACTAACGAGGAAATAAAAACAGCACAACAAGGGCTAGACTCTCTCTTCAAAGATTTAAGTGATACTGTAAATAATGCTGTAGGCACTTTTAACGGGTTCATAGAACAGATACAGTCTTTAAAGGCTTACTTTGAATGCGAGCTTACTAGATCTTCAGACGACCTCTTAAGTTTAATGACTGAACTGAACAAAGTAATAAAAATGCTTAATCTTTTAAGTTCTGTTGTATACGCCTTAGCTAAAAAAGATGTAAGAAAGAAATGTCAAAAAGCAAGCGTAGCTAATAAATTATCTACAGGTGCTAAACTGACAGAAGATGAACTACTGTTAAAAGATTTTCTACAGGATTTCTATCAAAAACAAGTAGAAATTGTAGCAACTGAAGAAGAGAACATTGAGATATTAGTCTACGAGCGTCCAATCATTACAGGGTTACCCAAGATCAGTCTTCTTGACTGTAGCATCGACTCTTTTATAAAAGACCATACTTTAGATGCTGTCGTAGAGAGAGCACTTAAAGACGTACTTGCTGAGACAGAAGATAAAAGAAAGATTGTTGATGAACAGCCTTGGGAGTCTTATGTATTTCCAAATCTGACAGGAGGCACTGTTTTTCAAGAAGAGCTTAAAACACTTACAGACATTTTATACTCAAAGCCTGACATACCCACAACAAGCTTTGACACAAAACAGTCTTTTAATATAAAACCTAACTACCAAGAGAACAAAAACAATATATTAAATAATACAGTTAAATGTACTTCCATTGCTGACGTTCTTAATATACTTGATAATTTAGAGGGGCTGTAATGTTACTTGAAACAGAATTAAAAAATACACACAACACTACCATACTCGATGCTAGTAGAGCCATTACGTTAAGGCCTAGTGCATCACCTAACTTTAGATATATAGTTAGCAGATTAAATGGATTGTCTGCTGATTCTTATACAGACATGGAATACGATTTTTCAGAACATGGTCGTATTATAGATACAGATAGTTTAGTCACCAATGCATTTAAAAAGAAGCGCCAAGCGATTACCAAGGAAGGTTTTGAACTTGTTTCTAAAAACAAAAGAAACGTAGATTACATTAATAAGAGAATATCTGAGATTGAGTTTGTAACAGGAACATCGTTTGAGACAATTGTCGAAGAAATTACTGAGAATTTAGTTAACTACAATAATTGCTTTCTTCTTAAGTATAAGAATGAGAAGAACTCTACTGGACGTGTTAGAGAAGTTGCTAATAAGACTGTCAAACCTATAGCTGGAATATACGTACTAGCTACACCAACTATAGATACAGCTAATAATAAGCAAGGTCAGATAATTCGCTACAGACATAGAATTAGCGATTACTACACTAAAATATTTAAAGCAGATGATATCGTACATATTTATCAAAATAAACGTTCTGGCATGACTGTAGGAACACCTCCGTTAGAGTCAGTGAGAGATGATGTGTATACATTAAGAAATATTGAGCAATGCACTGAAACTATGATATACAGAAATGCTTCTCCTTTTATACATGTAAAAGTAGGCGATAAAGATCAGCCTGCTAGCTTATTACAAGACGGTAGTTCAGAAGTCGATGTGTATTCAGCTATTATTGATAATATGAGTCAGTACGGAGGTGTAGCGACTCCTCATAGAGTCAATATTGAACTTAAAGGTTCTGAATCTCAAGCACTACGTCTGGAGAGCTATCTAACTTACTTTCAAAATAGAGTGTTATCAGGTTTAGGTGTCTCTAAAGTAGATCTATCTATAGGGGACAGTACAACAGGAGGCTCAGCTGCAATTATCTCTCAATCGCTTAAGGATGATGTAAGGGCTTATCAGAAAACTATTAGTAACTTCATAACTAACGAAATATTTAATGAATTGCTAATGGAGTCCAAATATTACTACGGCAGACTTACTGTGCCTAAAGAAGAAAAGGTTGTATTTACTTTCATAGAGAATGATATAGACCAAAGAATAAAAATAGAAAGTCACTACTTAAATATGGTGCAGGGCGGACTAGTTACTAAAGAGTTTGCTATGCAGTTTATTAAAAGCATGGAGAAAAAGGATATTCAGCCTGATCCTCCTGTTGAGAAAGGAAGTGTATCTACCACTAAAAAAACTGGAAGCACTAGTAATACTTTAAAAACTAACGCTTCTACTCCAAAACGAGCAATCAGAGATAGTGCACTAACATTATATTTTAATAGTAGTGAATCAGATGTAACTAAGTTAATTACTTATGCACAACAAGAACTATTGCTAACTACTGAATATTATGATATAATTAATAACTTATATAACACAGCTTTAGAAGTCAGAGAAACTCTGGGTGAAGAGTATGCATATCAACTTATAGAAGAAACATTAGTTGATTTAGCATTAGAGCAAGTATTAATAAATGAGGAGGAATAATGACTCTAAAACTACAAGATGATATTCTTTTAAAATATAATAATTTTACTATAAAAGATAGTAAAGGGATTGATAGTTTAAAAGTAAAAATAGAAGCTTCACACGCAGGTATAATTAATAAGAATGATGTCTTCTATACCCCAAAGTCTTTAAGACAAGGTTCTGACACATTAGTGAATCCTTATGCTAAGACATTACAAAGAAAACATTATAATAAGTCTGTAGGTAAAATAGAAAAATCTTACTATGTTGACACAGTTAGTAAAAATGATGTATACTATAAAGCTATAGAAGAAGCTAAAACTCCTGCTGACTTAGTTAATAGTGTAAACACCTATCTACAATCTAGCGTCTATAAGAATTCCAATAAGAAAGGATTAGGTGCTTTGTATATTGAAGGCGTTATTTATGATAATTCAAAAATAACTGAATTACAGGATAGAGTGTCAGGACATGTATCTATTGCTGGAGACTCAACCAGAGCTTTCTGTAGTATCTGTGCAAAAACAGCAGGAACTTGTACACACAAACCTGGAAGTACTTATAACAGAAGAAAAGCATTTATTATTGTCGACTCTTCGGAATTAGATCACGTTAGCTTTGAAGAGCATCCTGCTGATGATCAAACACATACTTACATATTACAAGATAGTGAAATTTATTCAAGTCTGGATATCTTAGACTTTAACGAAAAAGGACCAAATATGAAATTAACTTTAGATGATTTAAAACAAAAATTATCTGACACTAGTTCTCTATTTACTGAATTTAATATTAAACCAGAACTTGAGCTTAAAGACTCTGAGTTTGATTCAGATTATTTAGTTGATAAACTATTGCCACTTACTACCCCTCAAGCTCTTTATATTGCTTCTAAATTAGTACTAGAATTACAAGATTCAGAAGATAAAGATTTCCTTACTGATAAAGTAACTGCTCAAATGGAGAAAGTACTTGAAGGAAAAACTCTTGAAGAGATTGAAGCAACTATTTTAGCTGTTGCTGTGCCTGAAGAGCCTACTGTTGATCCTGTAGTTACAGAGCCAGTGTTAGTAGCACCTGCTGATACATCAAAAGAAGAAGTGTTACTACAACTTAAAACACTAGCAACACAATTAAGTGAACTTTCAACTAGTGTACTCTCTCTTAAAGACAGTGCTAGTGCAAAACAAGGTACTTTAGTTCAAAAAGAATTAACTATGCTTCGCAGCGACTCTGCATTAAAAGATAAAATAATTAGTAACTTGACTGCAGAATTAAAAACTGCTATACTAGATCAAGTAGTTACTAAGATTAAAGATTCTGCTAAAAAAGATCAGTTTTTAACTCAAGTTGCTGATAAATCTCTGGCAGAAGTTAAAACTGCAATTGCAATTCTGGATTGTTATTTGGAAGATACTCCTGTAGTAGAGCCAGAACAAAAACCAATCGCTATTCAAGATAACGCTTTAAACACACCGGAACCAGAGCTTGTGCCTGTTCCTGTTGCTACAGCAATTCTTGACTCAGCTACAAAAACAGATGAAGAATTAGCTGCTGAAGAGAAAAACAAAGTAGTTGAATCTTATGTTGAAAAATTAGAGATTAAAGATAGTGTTCTTAGTAGAAAAAGCTTTGAAACCACTTTCAAAGAAATTGTACGAGATCATGGTTTAGATGTGGCTCGCGACTTTTCAAATCAAATTAAAGATAAAAAATATAGCATTAAATAATTTGGAGATATTCAAATATGCAGACTTATGATAGCTTTGCTAACGGTACAGTAAATCGTGCAGGATTCGAGCACTACAAAATTCAACACGTACCAAACAACAGCTTCAGCGATGGTATTGCACCCGCTGGTCGTCACGTTGTAGCCCCTTACCTACCACTACTTCGTTATAATGATGAGAAATTTACTCATGTTGTTATTTCAAGTGGTAAGATCGTAGCCAAAGACTCCCGTGGTGGTGTAGTTCCAGCAGGCTTACGTTTTGAAGCTGAAGCTTATGCTACTGCTCTTGCAACTTCTGTTGCTGCTGCAGATGCTCAGGCATTAGTACGTTACACAGCATTAGATGTTGCTAACGGCATTAAAAACTTTAAAGGTATTTTAGTTACAGCTAATGAGCCAGTTGTTAAATCATTCTTCACCGGTAATACTTTAGACAATGAAATCTCTTTCTATGTTGGTGTTGCCCAGTATGATATTTTCCAACACGCTGGTGGTGATAATTCAAACCCAACTCAGTTGAACTACACTAACTTTAACATTCAACCAAACATTTCATTCATGTGCGATTATCATCAACAATACCCTGTTGTAAAAGATGTAGCTACTATGCGTACTGCACCTCTTGCTGGTATTGCTGCTATGGTCGCTGATTTGGGCACCTATTCATACGGTTCTTTCGTAACCTATGATCGTGAATCAAACTTCGTACCTTGTGCTAAACACGGTTTTGGTAGTGTTAATATGGCTGCTGTTGTTGGTCAAATCACTAACTTTACCCAATTTAAAAATCCTAACACCGGTGCTGTTGTTGGTAACCATAACTTCTTGGATAAGATTGTTGCACCTAATGCTGCTACTGCAAATGCATTAAATGCACTTCCAAACTCACAGAATGACGGTCTAGGTACTTTTATTATTAAATCAAATGGATACGCAATGGTAGAATTTGGATTGCACTTCCGTTAATTCTTAACTAAATAATTACAAGGAAAAATAAAATATGAAATATGAAGATTTACGTCAGCTTGTAAAAACAGGTGGTTCTTTATTTGATGAGGCCACTCAGAGTGAAATTCGTTATTCTTTGAAAGATGCTGTTGCTACTCCTGATGCTCCTCAACACTTAATGCGCGTATATACCGAAGTTGTTCAAGAAGCTATTGAAATGCAAATGGTAGGTCAACGTCTAATTCGCACTATGCGTTTTGAAGATGTGATGGGTGAGTCAGTAACCTACAAGTGGATTGGTGCTGGTAACATTCCTAACGTTGATCGTGCAGAGAGTGGCGAATACCCAGAATTCTCAATCGCTGTTGGTCAAAGCTCAAACATTCGCGCTCAATTCCGTCAATGTGGTCTTGTTGTTAAAGTTACTCGTGAACAAATTGATCAAGGTCAGTGGGATGTAATCCGTGTTCACATTACTGAAGCAGCTAAGGCTCTTGCTCGTGCTAAAGAAAAGCGTATCTTTGAATTGTTTGACAGTCAAGGTGTTGTAGTTTTTGATAACGATACTCCTGCCGGTTCAATCAAAGGTGTTTGTACTGGTCGTGACCGTTTCGGTGTTAAGAATGGTGCTATCACTCAAGAAGATTTGTTCGACATGTATTGTCAAGGTCTTGCTAATGGTTATAACCCTAATGTAATCTTAATGCACCCACTTGCATTCCCGATCTTCCAAAAAGATCCTATTCTACGTAATGCTGGTTATAACATGTATAATCCACGTGAGTTCATTAATAGTCAATTGAATCCAATCAATTCCTATAAGAACGGCACTATTGATACATGGCGTAGTCAACAACGTATGGCTTCAGGTAAAGGCCAACGTCTGACTAACAAAGAGATTGAACTGACCACTACTGGCTTTAATAGCTTACCAAGCTACAGTCCATTAGCGGGTGTTACAATCATTACCTCACACTTAGTACCGTTTGATCGTATTAATCAAACTACTTCAATTCTCATGATTGATACTGAGTCCTCAGGTGTTCTTAACGTTAAAGCTCCTTTAACTGTTGATTCATGGGAAGAGCAGACTCGTGAGATCATTGCCGTACGTTTGAAAGAATCATACAGTATTGATGTAATTGATGGTGGTTTAGGTATTCTTGTTGCTAAGAATATTCCTCTAGTACCTAACGAATTGTTTATCAACCCACAAGTTGTTATTAACGATTTAACTGACTAATAAAAATAATTTATGTGTGGGAGGGTTCTTCTTGTCGCCCTCCCCACTTTTTTAGGAATATATGATGCTGAAATTAGAAATTAAAAAATACTCTTTCTTCTACTGTGGTGATATTGCCTTGTCGAAGAAAAGCAAACCTACTATTGAACTCGATATTGATAAACTTGAAGATAAAATTGTAAAAGGCCTTTTACGTGCTATTGCTACTAGTGCTATCGACTGTACTGTAGGTTATGAAGACTTGCTAAAAAGAGCTGATAAAGTACTTAAAGATGAAGAAGAAAAGGTAGTCGAAGATGATGCAGCCAAAGAAAAAGAAAACGAAGAAACCCAAAAAAGTGAAGATGTAGTTTCCTCTGAACCTGCTGAAGAAGTTTCTCAAGTTGAAGATAAACCAACTCCAGCTAAACGTACACGTACTAGTAAATAATATCAAACTTAAAGGGTTTTAGTATATGAGCTTAACACTTTTAAATCAAATTGAAGAACTCAACTCATTCCCTGTTACTCAAAAAATATTCTTAAAATCTGCAAGCCAGCTAGAAAGTTCAGATTTTAAGAATACAATCCTTTTATTCGACATTCCTAGAAAGGATGCTTTACTTAACTTAGCTAAACCTCATTCTTTTAATTTGGGTTTAGTATCGCGTCAGTATCAAACAGTCTCTCTGGATTATAGGCAAGTACCTGTTGACAATTACTACACAATAGAGGTAACTCCTCAAAAACCTTTAGAGTTAAGCTCCAGTTACTTATTGTACATTGATAGCGCTTTGTCTACCCCTTTTGTTATTAAAAATAAGCTGGTAAGTAAAAGTAATTCTGATATTATTGTTAGCGTAGTAAGTTCTAATGTTAACAGAGATATTCTTTTAAATATTAAAATACTAAGTACTTCTAAGATAACTTCTAATTCTAATCATGTAAAAATTGAATTGACTTATGATGGAAGTATTACAACAAAAGTACTTAATTTATTTAATAGTGACACTATAGAATTAAATCAAACAATTATACAGTTTCCTTCTAAAGTATATCTTGAAGGAGAAGAGTTTAATTTTGTTATACAAGAACGTTACTCTGTAGATAATAGCCCAAGTACTTATATAATTAACACTGTAGATGATCTTAAGATACTCCCTAGATTAAATACACAAGAAACTTCCAGTGAGATATCAAATCAAGATATTTTAGATTTTTATAATAATGTTGATACTCCTCCTGTTGAAGTTACTTATGATATTGTCTACACGGATTTAAATCAATTTGAAATAAGACTACCCGCTTTTGTTAATAAATTAGACGTAGATATAAATAACGTTAAAGCAAATATTAGTAAGGCTTTCAATAACTATCTAATCCAGAATCTTGGGCTTTATGAAGACTCTAATAAATACTTGTTAAAACTTATATGGGATGAAGATTCAAAGAGTATCATTGTAGTAGTACTCTACAATGAGGACTCACTTGTCAATGATCGTATTACTATTGACTTAGGAGATTGGTGATGCTTACTGTACATAAAAGTACTGATACTACTTACGGAAGTATTGCTACGAAATTACTAACAAGTAATTTCATACTGGAGGGTGCTTACCAACTCTTATATATTAAGAATTCAAGTGACAGCTCTATAACTATACTAGAAGTCAGCGTTTTAAGTCCTCTTGATATTAGTGTAGCAAATGCAACTGGATTTGATCTTTTAGATCCTTTGCTAATTAACTCCAATTTTACTTACAGTAGTTCTACTAATCCTGTAGTGTCGTTATTACCTAACGAGTCCTTACCTGTTATGCTAAAAGCAGACATAAATGAATTAGTTGAGCATGCTAAAAATAATGTTACTTTGGAGGTAGCTCACGTATGAATATAAATTTAAAATTAGATATCCCTATGTTTAATTATCCAACTTTAAAAGTTAAAACGAACCTGTTACTCTATCCTTACTTTTGTACTGAAGATGATGTTTTAAATCCTTTTGAAGATTTTAACGAAGATAAGAATTTTATAAGAAAAATCATATTTGATAATTCAATCAGAGTTATGAATAAAACTAAGTTAATTGAGAAGTTAGGAATTGTTGATGAAATAACATTATTTAGTCTTAGACGTGAATACACCATTTGTCTCAGTTCTCATGATGTTGTTAAAAAACTTAAAGCTGACTTTGTTGCTACTTTAAGTAGAGCTAAATCTTTAGGTGATTTCTCAGTACGTACTACTAAGAAAACAGATACGATAGTCTTAGAGAGAATCCTCAGAGACAGTCGTGCTTGTATTTTAGAGTATGGAGATCTTATTCAAGAGATAGAATCTAGTCGTGTAGTACCAAGAACTTTCATTAAAGGTATAAATAATCCTAACAGTGTGGAGAGTGCTGGACGTTTGTGGTGGTTATCGGAAATGCATCCAAATATTAAGGATGCTTATGCTTCATCTAAGTATATCTACAATAACAAAAAATATAAAGCAGGAAATTTTCAAATAAAGGAAGAGTATGTTCCAGAATCCAGAGTTGAACCTGAGTACTGAACTGAGTGATTTTCTATTTACAGATAAGGATTGTAGTCCGATAAAAAGACCGTTAGTCCTCCGTATGTACACAAGGGATTCTAAGTATAATATTGTTAAATGTCCTTACTGCACATCTGAAGGTTACTCTTCAGCTGCGTTAATGTGTCCTTATTGTAAAGGTGAAGGTAGTTTATTTAAAGATAAAATCATTGAAGGTTATATTTATAAAACAGCACTAACAAAAGAAAAACGTAATTTTGATATGCCATCTAAAGCTGGCACTAATTTTGCTGAATCTAGCTTTCTAGTTACAATTAGTAATTTAGTGCTATACCCTAAAGATAAAATACTTAAGTTAGAATTAGATGCAAACGCTAGAATTAAAGTACCAATTAACATAGAACACACTTACAATATATATGCTACTAATAAAGCAAAAGCTTCTACAAATAAAATAGATTATAATATTTCTGTACTATGGGATTAACTATATGTCTATTCCATTATTCGCAAGTTCTTCCCAACAAGAAGAACAATTAAATAATAAAAGAACTCCAGAAGAGTTTTATGAAGTACTTCACAGTTTATTTAAAGAATTAGACTTACTAGACTACGAAATTGATAATGTAAAAAGAAGCAAATTTGCTTTTACAGAAGCTTATCCTGACAACGAGTACAATCAAAACAATGTTGTTACATACCATGTCATGGACTCTGTACCGTTTGTTGCAAGTAGTTCTACAACACGTAAAGACACAACTTACCATAAAGCTGTACAAGTTAATCAGTACACTGATAAAAATACTGGTGATGTTATAGATCTTTATGTGACAAATAAAAAACATTGTATTGAATTAAGATGCTTCTCTGTTTCAAGTAGTACTTGCAGGCAATTAGCTAATTTAGTAGAGAGTGTGTTTAACACTCATTCAAATGTACTGAAGAAGTACATAAAAGATTTCAGATACCTCACCACAACCCAAGTAAGCTTTCTAGGTGAGTATGATAACAAACGTTTGTTTACAGTTGCAGTATTTTTTGAAATATATACAAGTGTTCATCACACTGCAAACTTAGAACAAATAAGACAAATAACACTAAAATTTAAATAAAGGAAAGAAATATGGTTAATCTTGTAGGTATCCAAACCGAAATTTTAGATGGTAACTTACGTACACAAGTTACCTTACCAGAAAACACTAGTCTGGTTATTGAACGTGCCAGTTCTGGTCCGTCAAATTCTCTGTATGTAGTTCAGGATTTTAAAATTGCTGAATCTATTTACGGAAGCCAATCCCATCTTATCCAATTAGCTAAAGATGTTCTTGCTGGTAGTAATGGTGCTACCTCTATTGCACTTTATCGTATTGGTGGTGGCCCAGCTTCAATTAAGAATATCTTCGGGGAATTCACAGAGATTTCAACAATTGCTGAAACAATTACAGCAGGTGAAGATCTATCTTTGTATATTGGTCCTCGTCCTAACGATGCAAGCAAAGCATGTGTAATTGTATATAAAGCTGGCAAAGTAGTTTACAGCAACGTGCCTAATAACATTGTTAGAGGTTTAGATGTATTAGTTGTTGATGGATTTGATCCTGAAAACCAACCTTACCGTGTTGGTAGTGTAACAAGTCCAGTATTGTTTAGTGAAGTTGTTAACAATTTGCTTGATTCTACTATCCAAGTTGTTACTGCTACTGCAGCACAAACTCTGATTACTCTAGGTTCTCCAGTGCCTTCGACTACTGCTAATTTAGCAGTTAGTAAAACTGTAGGTGGTGTTACTACTAACTTCACTGCATATACTACGACTGTTACTGCCGGAGACTTAGTTTCAATTACACTTACTACGCCTGCTGCTGCAAACGATGTATATACTCTTAATTACACACAACCAACTGATCCTCAGACTGTAATTGATAATGAAATTACTTACGCTTCTGGCAAGAACTCACTAAATGCAGATCTTAAAGGTCTTTATGAACTTTATGATTCAGCTTTCGAAGATCTTGAGAATGTTCGTGCAAGTACTGTGACAATTAAAGATTTATTTAACTGCCGTAATATCGTTGCTGGTGATGATGCCAGTAAAGATCGTTTAACTTACGTACAACGTACTGAAGTAGATGAAGGTTTTACTTACGAATGGTCTGTAGATAAATTCTTGTATCAATTAGCTACTAACTCTTCTTTAACAACAACTGATCCTCTGCTGGCAGCTACTGACGGTAACGGGCAACCAGTTGTTGTTAAAGCCTACAATGAGGTTGATTTTGCTCATCGTTTAGGTATGTGGTGCTGGAAGAACTCCACAAGTTCTGACTATATTAACGGTACTATTGGAGCTGCACTGCCTAAGTCGACTACGACTGTTGCAGTTAAACGCTGGGTTGGTACACTACCAACCCATGATATTTTTGGTAATATTGTAGCTAACGGTACTGGGTTGCTTGGTAACCGCTTTATGGCTGGCACTATTGATAAAGTTCAGGGGTTTTATGCTACTGAGTCTGGATACCCAGATGGTAATCCATTAAAAGACAGTTACGGGTCTGTTGTTGATTTAGGCAAATACTTATCAATCGCTACGATTCCAATGTACTTAACTACTGATTTATTATCAGGACGTGTATCTCCTTTAGTAGCTCCTCGTTCGTTTGCAGGTGCGTATGCTGGTTTAATTACTACTATTCGTCCAGGTGATAGTACTACTAACGTTGCATTTAACAACATTAGCCCGTTGTTCACTATTACTGATAGTGTTGCTAATAAACTTAGTAGCTTAGGTTATGTTGCTTTGGTTCAAAAACCAAACAAAGGGGTTACTGTTTATTCAGGTGATTTAGCAACTAACGGTAATTCAGACTTTGACTATGTTTCTACCGCTATTGCTGTATCATATATTGTTCGTAGAATTAATGATGCTGTTGATCCATTCCTTGGTCGTGGTATTGATTTCCCTCTAGCTGCTGCACTTCAAAATGCTGTGGACTTGGTGATCAAATCTGCAACTAGTGCTGGCGTTATCAACGGAGGTTCAGTTTCTATTGCACGTACTTCTCCACATCAAATGCAAATTAGATTAACTATCCAGGCTAAAGAAGAGTTACGTCAAGTTGTAACAACTATCGCTCTTACGCCTGATACCACTTTTATTCAACAATAAGGAGTTAGTGTAATATGACTACAAATACTGAAGTACAAGAATACACTTCTAAATCAGGGACAGAAATTCACGCTGTTTTTGATACTGTAAAATTCGGTGATCTGCATATGGTTAAATATGCAGTTCAACGTGACGTAGCTAACGTACACGTCATGGGTCGTGTCGATCCTGTTAGTTTAGCCAGAGGTAAACGTCAAACTACTGGAGCTTGTGTATTCACAATCTTCCAAAAGGACCGTTTACTCGAAGCCATTAATAAAGGAGCCAAAGACATCTTTTTAACCAATCACGAATTGGTTAACTATGGCAACCCAAGTGGTAAAGACATTAACGGAAAAAAACGTGGTCAATTGTTCGCACCCGGTTCTCGTCGTTATAATACTGTCAACCCTGACTCTGTGGACGTTGTTTTAACAACTACAGGGGAAAATGCTAGTATTTTCGATATTAATACTTACGGTGGCACTACTAAGGCTGCTCTTGCTGATCAAATCCCTCCTTTTGATATCACTCTTGTTGGTATTAGTGAGGTTGATCCAAGTGCAACTAATCGTATGATCATCCACGGTGTTCAGTTTACTAGTGATCAAGGCGGTACCTCGATTGATGACTTAGTCCTAGAGCGTCAACTGACCTTCTTAGCTCGTCGTATTAGTCCTTGGACTCCATTATCTGCTTTGGCTGTTCAATCAACAACCAACAACACTAAGGGCTAATCCGTCTAATTTAACCATTTCAAAGGGTGACTAAAATAGTCACCCTTTTTTATTAACTAAGGAAAAATAAATGTCAAATATTTTTATGACTGGTGCTGCCTCTCATTACGAATTAGAATCTGAATACGTCCCTATTCCTGGATCTTCAGTTAGTATTGTTTTGGAATTTCCTGAGATAGGTCCTTCAGGTAAGAGTGTTATTTTTCATTTAGATGATGCTATGACTGTATCATTTTCAGTGTACCGTAGTAAGGTCAGGGTTATTCCTTTAGGAAGAAATGAAATACTAGGTTATGGATTAGGCACTAGACTTGTAGCTGGTAGTATGATAAGATCAGTATTCTCCACTGACAAACTTTCTAAATTACAGGAAGATGTTTATGCAGCTACACAAGAAGAACTGCAAGCTAGGCTTCTTGGAATAAACGGGAAGATACCGAAAGGGCTTCCAAAACAAGATACGTTAGCTTTAATGAAAGATGATCTTACCTCGTTTAACATACATATAGTGACACAAACTGAAGATTTAGTTAAGAAAGCGGATGAATCGTATGGACCTTACTCTAGATATGAAGTTATATTAGGTTGCATTATGATGAATACAGGTCAAGTGTACAGTATTGAAGATCTTATTACAGAAAGTACTTTTTCATTTGAAGCTAAAAGTGTGAAGACCATAACGAATTTAAATAAAAATAATTATAGTGCAGGGTTCAGTTCAGGCACAAAAGTAAGATCGGTCAGCGACTTACTAGGAGGGGTATGAGTAATCTTTATCAACATTATTACACATCAGCAGATGTTAATGTGTATTTAACATCCTTAGATTATACTAGAAAATTACAATTAGATTTAGCCGTAGGTATAGGCTACAACCATCAGATTAGTGCGATGCCTGTGTATGGGTTAGGTTTTAATGAACCTGAGTTCTACTCAGTAGGGAATTCTATCGTAACAGGGCGTCTTGAAATTACTTATAAGAGTAACAAATATATTACTCTTGCATTAGAGTACTTATACGGAGATGGAGCTTACAAAATAAAGCTAGAAGAGATTGAAAAGAAACTCAATGCTAATAGAAAATCTGTCACTGACGAAGAACTTCAATTTTACGAACAATTTAAGAAGACTCGTAAGACTGAAAGAGGGCCTGACGAATCCCTCGCAAGTTACACAGACCTTGTAAACTTAGTACTTATATTTGATAATACTAATTCATTTAAAACAGACACACCTACTGTTACTACAATAACTGGCGTGAGATTTATGGGATTTTCGCAAGGAATTTCTTCTTCAGCAGAAAATACCATAACAGATCAATATTCTTTTTATGGAAAGAATATTACAAACACTAATACTTTCTCATTTGAGACGAATTAATTTTAACTAACTGAGTAATATAAATAAAATGCAAATAAAATTTAATGAACAAGAAACCCAAACTCAACAAACTAGTTTAGAAGAAGAATTAGAACTTGACGAAGAGTATCAATTTATTTTAAATATGCACCAAACACTTTCTTTAGTTGATCCTATAAGCTGCCCTTCAGTAGCAGTTATTGAGAGTTGGAAGCAAAAATATAAGAACATCTACATATCTACTGTTGTAGAACCAAATAAGTACTTTGTGTGGCGAGCTATTCGCAGAGGTGAGTACAAGAAACTCGAAGGAGAGGGTGCGTTTGAGAAACAAAGCACCATGCATGAAGTCTTAGTAGAGCAATGCTTACTTTATCCTACAAGTACCCCTACTTGGAGATTAACACAACCTGCTGGAGTCGTAGATACTTTAGGTAAACAAATAGCATATCATTCTGGATGGATCTCTGATCAAGAGGCTTTCGCAGCAATAAGAGTTATCTAATATGTTCTTAAATTCAGGTTTGTCTTACTATAATGTAGTACTTAACAATAGAATCATATACACTGAAAAAGGTCTTCAGATAAAAAATCCAAGCTTTAAAATTAGATTATTAACTTATGCTGAGTATGCTAAGATAGATATAATGAGGAAAGCTAATGTGTCTCCTTCAGACATCTACGAAGACATATTTACAGCTTGTTATTTAGGTATTCTAGGTTTTGAAGATGAAGTGCTAAATGCTGAAGAAACAGGATTACTTATTGATACGTTAGGTGCTCTGATATTTAAGGAGTCATCCAAGTACTTTACTAATCCTGAGTATCACTTTAATACTGCCTCAAATGATATATCTAAATTTGATATATGGTGCGGATTTATTGCAAGAATACTGAACTTAAATTACGATGATGTTAAACAAAAACCTATTGACGAAATAATTAGATTGTACTCCTTATCATTTATAGTCTCTGGAGGTACAATCCCACACATAGATTTAAAACCTAAACAAGGAGAGTAACATATAATGGATCCTAGATTAGAAGATACAGGTAACCCTATACCAGAGTTATTAGGTGCATATGCTGGCTATAAAGTACTTAATGCTTCTAATAAAGCTAGGGAGTTGTACAACAAACTGCCTGGAACTACAGCACTGCAGTATCAGCTTGCACGTTCTAATGTCGCCATCGACACAACAACTCAATCTCTAGACAGAGCCATCTTATCTCAAGTGATGGCTCTCGAAGAAGCATCTCCCTTACACATCCTGCGTACTTTTCAAATATCTAATCTATTACAACCCTTTATAAAAATATCCGATTTTAATCAGGAAGTGCATATAAGTGGGCAGTCTATAAGAGGACAACAAGTCTTCTACGAGTCACTATTACGTGAGCAACAAAAAGAATCTAAAAGACGCGTTAATAGGTTACTACAATCTGAAGATTTAAAAAGAGGCTTAATATTTAAAAATAATAAGCTGTATGGTGTAGATAAACAAGGTAAGATTAATCTTAATGATATTGTATTACATGACGCTAGGTTAGTTACAGCCACTCAAAGGAATGGAGGAGTTGTATCCCAGAACCATGTACTTAGAAAATACGCAGAGGGTTTAAAAGCACCCCTTAACTTAAAAAATGCTATAAATGATCCGTTAATGGTGGTTGGCTCGTATCAGAATAATCTAGGCAAGCAACTCAATGCGTACTTGAAATTAGGTATGGAGATGGGTTATAAAACTCTCGACAACCCTATACAAGGTTTTGAAGATATTGTTTCTGGATTGGGAGGCGATCTTTCTGGATTAACTCGCACAAGTTTCTGGCAAAAAGCTAAATCACTTGCTAATATTAGACTAGGTACGGGAGGGGTCTATGATTTAGATCATTTGCAAAGTTTAAAACTTATGACTAAGAATCTTGTAACTAAGAGTGCTGGGGCATACATTGGATATCAGGGTCTTGACTCCTTATCTCGTTGGCTAGCTCCTGCAGGTTCTGATTTTGATAGTGGTTTATTTGCAGGTTTAGGTGGTATGTATGCAGATTTTAGGATAGGTTTTGCTAAAGTATGGTCCGACCGTTTCCAAGGATATAAAGAAAGACAAGAACAATCAGCACCCGGTTCTACAGATTTACTTACGTTAATGGGTTTTCCTCTAGGTGGTGCTTTAGTAGGCGCTCAGTACTCTTACTTTAGCCGTATAGGTAAGACTTTTAAAGATGGAGCCCCAGCAGCAGCAGATAAATACTCAGCTGAGAATACATCCAAGCTGCTGCAAAGAGTTGCTGGTATTGATAGTCCAATGACTTTAATGAAACGTAATTCTCTTATTGGGGCTGCAATTGGCGGTGCTCTTACTTTACCATTCTTGCCTGGAGCTTTAATTGGAGCTTCTTCTAAAGAATTAGAGGAAAGATACTCAGGTAAGAAAGACACAGAGATTAGGGCAAACCGTTGGTGGTTATTTGGTGGTAACTCTATTCAAGGAGACCATGTAAAGTACTCACAAAAGAATTGGTTTCAATTAGCTAAAAGCGAAGGTAAAACAAAAGCAATTTACGGAGACGATGAGACCAAAAAATCCCTTAATCCTTTATTACATCCTTTCTCTTATTTAAGAGACCCTTATAAGTTTGAAAAGCTAACAAATGATTCAATGCCTTATCCAGTATGGGGTATGGAGATTGGTTATGGTTCTTTCGTAGGTAAAATCTTTGAAAGAACTATAGGTCAGGTTATAAAACCTGATGTACTTAATCCAGAAATAGCGCAAGCAAAAAAAGAACATGAAGCTCGTGTTAATAAACTTAAAAATACAAATGATATTTTTGGGCTATCTATAGACAAAGAGATAATCTCGTTTAGAAATAAAAATCTAGGTGCAAGTTACACTCCTTCGACTGAAGATTCTTTTGGAGAAAAGACTACAAGATTATTTGAGTACGGAGAGTATAACCCTGCTTTAAGAAATATTGTTAATCAAGTGGCTGGTCTTAAGAATACAGATAACACTAAAGTTATTGATTTGTCAAAGTACGATATAAACGTTGAAGACGCTGATACAATAGAGTTAAAAAGAAAAGGTCTATTTGGATTTCTAGATAAGAAAGTGCAGGTTCGTCTTGCCGGTGTTGATGCACCGGAGACTTCTGACCATGCTGCAGGAAGTTCACCTAAAGACGTATTTCATCAAGCTCAGGAGTACAATAAAGAAGCCACACAAACGCTTAAAGACATGCTAGCAAGGCAATCTGAGTTAAAATTGATTGTTAATACAAAAGATCAAACTTATGGTCGCCAACTAGGTGTTATTGTTGGTGATAATAATTCAAATATCAATATGGAACTTCTAAGACAAGGTGCTGTTACAGCGTTACCTTGGGATGGGGGCGACATTGTTAGTAAATCTGATTTAATGGCGGCGCAGAAAGAAGCTCAAAGAAATAACAAAGGACTTTGGCAAGGAAAGCGTTATAAAGCTGAGCAGTTATTCGGAGAATTAACAGGTGAGGTTCAAACCCACAACACTTTTACTAGTCTTCAAAGACTCTCTGAAAATCCTGTGTTAGGTTCTTTAGCTACGTATTTAAAAAACATAGAAGGGCAAAAAGGGGGCTTAACTCAAGAACAAGTGCAAGATATCACTATGTTAGCTAACACATTTCTTAATTTTAAAGAAGGGACTTCAGAACAAAAACAAAGAAGTAGAGATCTAGGTCTAGAAGTTAGAAAGAGCCCTACAGACGGAAGCACCTCAGCTATAAATACTAACTTAAGCTTTACACCTAATGTTCTGCCTTCTCTGGGTTACGGGAATACAGGTGTAAAGCCAGTACTACCTGCACCTAGCTTTGATCCGATAACTCAAGGAAGTGAATTAGCATACCAAAGCCTCACAGATTTTGTTGGTATTAAAGGTTGGGCTTTCAGTATGGCTGTTGATGCTTTAGTAAATGACACTCAAAGAAATAAACAATTAGCTAGATCTGGTGAAGCAACAAACGCTGCTAGAGATTTTAAAGATAGTAACTTAGGCGATGTTGTAGGTATAGGTGAGTTTCAACGTAAAATTATGGGTACTTCTTCAGGAGCACTCCCTCAAACAACCAACATGCTTAAGAATCAAATGCCAAACTGGTTACCTTCTGATGGTAATAGATACTATATTGATTTCTCTAAAGGTAATCCTTACTCTCTTGTTGAGAACGGAGAAACAAGGCTTCCAGGCAGAGGCTTCGAAGCACTTCATCCTGAATTAAAAGGCTTAAAGCCTGAGGACTACCCTTTAATCTATCAGTATAAGATTTTATCTGACGTAGCTAAAGGCTCTTCAGAGCAGTATCGTATGCGAAGAAAGCTATTAGATTTATATAAAGAAGGAAGCCTTAGCAAAAAAGAAGAAGACATTTTAGTTGATACTTTAGATAAGGAGGTTGCCAGAGATAATAAGAGACGTTTTAGAGATACTCCTGACAGTAATGGAGGCCTTTTTGGAATGTTACAGAGTACTCTCTGGAATAATATGATTACTGTATCTAATAGTAATCCTCTAGAGATGCTGACACCTTGGAGACCTTTTAGTAAATTTGTACATCAAAGAACAGCTATTGAGGATTACGAGGCAACTCAACTAGGAGGTAGTGATACTGCAATCTGGACCAACCCTTACAGTCATTTTATAAAACCTGCATTAAATAAAATGCGTTTGTTAGTAGATGATACTTTCAAACCAGATGAGTTAATTGAAAAGGAAAATGTTAACGAGTACTTCGACAAACTCTCTTTGTTAAAAGGTTTGTTAAATAGTAATGAAAAAGAAGCTTATCAAACGGTAGTGCATTCTAGTTTATCAGGTTTAAATACTAAAGAAAAAGTGTTACGTTTTAAAGCCGCGCTAACTGATGATCAAAAAGTATATTTTAATGATTTCTCTAAAGAGACTGGTACAGAAGCTAGAAAGAGAATACTTGAGATGCTTCCTGATGATGTGGCTCAAGGGTATCAACAAATCTGGAGAAATCTTGATTTAGCTACTAAAGCAAAAAACGCAGGGCAGTCTGTTCAAAAAGCACTCATGAATGATTTTATTGAATCAACTGAAAAGTTAAAGAGCAGCTTTGGAGACATACCTTTAAGTAACGAAGAAAAACAGCAGATAAATAAAACAATCACTAAAAATCGAGATGATTATGCTAACCAAGGGTATTCTTTATCTGAAAGAAGAGCTATGCTTGAAGCAGAAGCTTACAGGACTAAAGTAGCTCAAAAAGAAGCTTATCAGTATATTGAACAAGCTACTGGAACACCTTCTGGATTTTTTGCTGGTTGGGACCCTAGGCTAACTGTTGACGATATAAAGATTAAAACTTTAGCTATCGGGGGAGAAGATTTAAGAAAGTTTGGATTTTGGAAGACAGATGAAGAACGTATGAATAACATCTCAGAGCTTAACAGAGAAGAACAAGTTGTAACTAAATTAGATGCAATCAAAGAAGAAGTAAAAGCTTCGAGAACAACTAAAGAAGCAATTAAACATGCGTTGTTTAATAAAGGGTTTGTCGCAACAAATGTTAGAATCAACGACTCAGAAATAAATTCAGTTATAGTAAGAAATAATAACAATTAATAAAAGGTTTTATAGAATGCCAATAAGTACTAAAGGTAAATTTGTATTAGGTGCTGCTGTTACAGGAGCGTACACGGGGGATATAATTGATGATCCCGTTGCTGGTATATTCGGAGCACTAGTTCTTGCAGGTACAGCTAGTGCAATGAAGCTTGTTACAAGTGATGTTGTAGGTAACAGTAAAGTTATGAATACTTTTAATATTGATCAAAATAAGATTAATATTACTAGGCAAACTGGTTATACAGAAGCTGATCTGGCTACACTAGCAAAAACAAAGAATAAGCTTAACAAAATAAACGCACACTTTAAGAACATAGCTGACTTACGTACTCAGTTAGAGGATGTAACTTTAAAGTTACAAGATCCTAATTTGGAACCAGGCGTTCGTAAACGATTAATAAGAACAAGTAAAACTTTAAATAGAAAACTAGCTAAGGTTGGTAATCAATCTGCTGAAGGTTTTGCTCAAAACATTGCAGAAAAGCTTAAAGTAACTAATACAACTATTAATCCTACCCAACAAGGATTAATAGATTATGTTAACGCTATTTCTGAACCTTCCAAAGCAAATGCTGTACTAGCTATGTTAGAAGGAGCTTCTCCTGTACAACAACAAAGCATCAAAAAATCTGTTATGCCTACAAAGAATACAAAAGCTGTTTTTTCACTAAGTAGGAAATCTACACCAGCTTCACTAACAAAGTACTTAATGACTAACCTTGGAAATACTCAAGCTGACGCTGAGTTAAAAACAAAGTTGGTGTTAGATAGAGCAGTAGGGGATACAATAACTATTCAGAATCATAATATGATGTTTACTGATAAATTTACAGGTAAAACCCAAGTTCTTCCATTAACAGCAGAGACAAAGAAAGGGATTATGTATCACTCCCCTTCTGCAGGTACTTATTTTGCTGTCGCAGGTGTTAATCCTTACGCTGCTGCTTATAGTACTGGACAAACTGTTAAGATGTTAGATGGTACTACTAGAGTACCAACTTTTCAAGACGCGACTAAAAGAATGCATCCAGAATTACTAGCGTTACAGTTATATCAAGGTAAGTCTTTAGATGATGGAATTTCATTTGTAAAAGCACAAATGAAATTCTCAGGAGATGAATCTCAAAATGAACTAATCCACCGTGCCACAAAACTAAACGATACAGATCTTACTCAAAGATTTAGAGCAACAGGTAGTGCTCTTAATATAGAACATACTTTAAATTATGACAATTTAGGTAATCTAGTTGAAGATAAGCCACTTAGGAAAATTGCTAAAGTAAGTTCTCAAGGAGGTACTAGTTCTGAATTAAAAGCTGCAATGATGGCATATCAACAAGGTTTTATTGACAATGCTGGTGCAGCAGAGAGTATGTTTAATAACGTCTCTATTAACAATTTAACTACTATATCAGGAACTGTTTTCAATCCTTTAGCACCTATGAGTATGAATCAAAGGGGCGCTACTGCTGTTGGTATTCGTGATACTGTACCTGTAAACCGATCAAGTGCTTATAAAACACTAGCTGCCTCTGTAAAATCTTTTGAGCAACAATTTGAGAGTTCTAATGTATTTGATAAGATTGATATCCTAGATAAAAAAGCTTTTAATGAAGCTGTTGCACATTTATATGGTTCTGATAAAGTATTAGCCGATGGTGCTGGTTTATTTAATTTAAATGCTTCCGCTATGTTCGAGCACGGATTGAATCAACGTATTGTGATCTCCCCTCAAAAATCTGGAAATCTTTTTATTAAAAATTCGAGAATTAATGAGTTATTACAAGCTCACCAAGAACTTCTTGAATCTAAGAGCAAAGTACTTAAAAATGGTAACGGAGTTATTGATGAAGATTTCATAGACCTGTATCAAAAAGCAAAAGGCTTGCGTTCCCTTGATGCAGCTAGAATGAAAAAAGGAGAAGCCTCTCTTATACCAGATGATGTTAAGACTATTGCTCAACTTATGGATCATGTTGGTACTAAAGCTTATCTTCCTGTTGGATTCCCTCATGAAGACTTAGACAGGTACGTAGGTAAGTTTAAGATTAAACCTGAGCAAGTTCTTGCTTACAACGGTGATGGTAGTGCTGTTAAATTACACAAACAATTTAGCGAAGGAGTTCTTAAAGGCCTGATGATGGATGAAGCTGGACAATTAATCTTGCACACCACCTCCACGTTTAACCCAGGAAAAGAAAGAATTGTTAAGTTGTTCTCAGAAGCATCAAAGAGTAATCTATTCGGTGTATCCAATTACAAGCAAATAGCTGCTTTAGGTGCTCTAACAAACGCAGGTCAAATTACCATCAAAGATGGGCTACCTTACTACAAAGGTGATATGAGTGCCCCAATCACAACTGACTTCCTAGACAAGCATGTTAATCTTGTAGAAGATAAAGTTGCAAAAAACGTTCCGTTATCTCCTCTGGAAATGGCAACAAAAAATGCAATGTCCACTCAAGTACTCTTAGCTGCAGAAGATACAAATATATCTGATTTTATTAAGATGACTAATGCTAGTACTAGAGATGAGGTAATGGATACTCTTAAGAAAGGGAGCAAAGTTAAATTATCAGATAACAGCTTACAGATGGTGCAAAACGCTTTACACAAAAATTCTTCTCTTAACGATACAAAAAGAGCTGCACTAGCTGCTTATATGACTGCTAATTTTAAAGGTGCTACGGATATAACAGGCACTGCTGTAGGAAATATCATGGAGAATTTCCAAGCTGTAGTAGAGAACAGAAGCACTAAAGCTCAGGAACAAGCTATCTCTAATCTATTTAGTATGTTTTCTGGAGATAAGCCTACAATAGATGGTGTAAGAACAGACGCAGAAATGCGTAATAAAACTCATGCGAAACTAACAAAGCTTATTGCATCATCAACTAATTTAAAAAATCTAACGGAAGAAGATCCAAAGAAAAGACAGGCTGCCTTTAACAGACTTGTTAAATTACTGTCAGGTGTTTCTGATGATGATTTACAAAGATACTCCAGCGGTACTACTAATACAATAGCTTCTTTAAATAAAGGTCAAGGTGTTCTTGGTATAGGTAATGAAGCTAGATTGTCTTGGACAGCACAACATCAATTATTGCAATCTGGTTTTACTAAAGAACAACTCAGTGTTTTCGGTCACAGTGATCCTCAAGCTCTGTTAGAGTTAGAGTCTTTGTTTGGAGAAACAAACTCTGGGTTTGGTAGACGACATGCAAAAACAACAATCAATAAGTATCTCACTCAAGACAATTTATCTGACTTTGAACGTACTTTAGCTAGAACTGTCCCTGAAGGAAGACTAGCTGCACTCAAAAAACTAGGTATTGAGGTATCTGATAAAACTCCTTTTATAACTTACGAATTAAAAAATAGTTACAAAGGTCTTGAGAGATTAAACTTCAGTACAGTTAGTACTAATCGTTCTGGTTTTTTCACAAAGGATGATCAGTTACTGCTAAAACAACTAGAAGGGCATCGTTTAAACTTGTTCAGATTAGACAGACAACTTGCCAATGCTAAAGGAGATAAAATTCCTCAAGCTAGAAAGGCTTTTGAAGAAGCAGCAGACGAGTACATAAAAATATCCGAAAGTACTCTTAGAGGGGATAATTCTTTAGTAAAAAATGCAGCATCACTCAGATCAAAACAAAGTAACGTCGGTCTTGCAAGAGCTATTGGAGGAGAAGCCTCTGCGTATATTCAAAATCAAGTAGACGATGGGAAAATGCCTAATGGTGTTTTTGTGTCTGAGGAGGGTTTAGATATGCGTTTAAAAAGAATGAATATTGGGGATAAGGAGTGGAGATACGCCCCAATTGACGGATACTCTGACCTAAATAAAGTACAATATAAAGTTAATGATGAGTGGATAGATTTAAAAGGACTCTATACTAGGGAGCCGTCTCAAGGTAACCTATCTAGTACTTGGGAAGATATTATTGTTGATCGTTCTATAAAAGATGTAGATAGTGCAGAGCACACTTATGTACCAGAGAATCACATTGCATTCACTACTGGTAAGGTCATGGATTACGACCAAGATCAACTTCAAGAGTTGTTTCCTAAATTAACAAGTAAAAGCCAACAGGTCGAGTTAGATACAAAGTTTAATAAAATTGGGGAAGATGTTAATAGAATTGCCAGATTGCATAAGTTTCTAAAAGTTAAAGGTGCTGATAAGGCAACGCCAACTGCAATGGACTTTGATAATTATGAGGATGCAGTTAGTTATAAAAATGTTGCTGGTCTTCAAGGACGTGAAAGAAAAGCGTTAGCACCTCCATCCACAGCTTTAGCAGTTGATATAACTGAAGCTTTAAGTTTAGAATTTGGTAAGGATAGTCAAAGAACACACAATGCTCGTTTCCTAACTCATACCTTAGTTGAAAACTTAATCAAGTCAGCGCACGTTGACACTAAAGACTATGAAAAACAAACAGAGTCCAGTATAGAAGCTTTTTCTAGATTAAGAAAAGACTATATCGGGGGGAGAATAGATGCCAAAACATATAGAAAAGAGATAACTCCGATTATTGATCAATCCTTAAACTTAGGTAAAGCGTTAGCTAGTACAGATTTATCTCAAGAAGATAAAGATTTCCTTTCTGCAGCTAGAGATGATATGGTAACAGCAGAAGTAAATCAAGCTAAAACTGTTGCTTCTCGTGCTAAGCACCCACTACATGTAACTCAAGGTGTTGGAGGTGGTAACATAATGACAAGAGCAACAGATGCTTTAGAAAACTTTGTTCTAGGCACTGGGGGTGAGTTTGATTTGCAAGGTACTCAATCCTATGGTAGAATGTTAACCGAAACTAAAACTAATATAGCAAAAACAATAAGTCAAAACAAAGGTATAATAGGGTTAGGTTTGGGTGCATTAACAGTAGGGTCAATGATGACTAGGTCAGGACCTGATCTTCCAGATATTGATAAAGTTGATACTGACCGTTATATTAGGAATGATCCTTCCAAGAACTTAAGACCAGCTAGAACAGTACCGACAGGTATAGACACTAATAAGCAAACTAGTAATTACATAGTACCAAAACAACACACAAAAGCAAGATCCATAGAAATTGATGGCGATTATACTGATCTCTTAGTACCTCCAGAGGAAAGAGTAAGAGATATGTCTTCAGCAGTATTCGGTGATGCTTTGAGACAAGTACGTATTGAAACATAACAAGGTAAAGTTAAATGAAACAAAAAGAAGTATTTATTATAAATGATGTTACTCTAGACGTTAATCCCTCGGATATACGTTTGATTGATGACACTTACGCTATGAGGGAAAGTTACTTGAGGAGTAATGCAGTATTCTCTCATAAGTCTAAGTATGCGTCATCAAAAATAGTTGTGACAATTCCTGTACAAAGTAAAGATATTAATAATCTTTTTTCATACAAAGATTATAGTGATCTCTCTGGTATAGTTAAAGTTATTATACAATTAAATAACTATCCTTTTTGTTTCATTAAATCTAAAAGGATAGAGTCTTACGTTAGTCCGACAGCAGTATCAGAGAAAACTAATTTTATGATATTTGCTGTCGATGAACTAAATATTGTAACTAAAAGCGAATTAAATGATGTAATGCTGCTAGAAGTAGTTCTAGTTTATTTTAATCATAAACCTTTTGTAGATGACTTTACTTTTGCTCGTACACTTAATACTAGCTCTAATCCTGTAGATATTAATGACAATTCAAACATTAAATTTGAAACAGAATACCTATACAATGACGTTGGAGTAACGTCACTAGAAGAGTCCGAAGCTTGGTCTCGTTATTTTAATAAAACTTTAAGTGATATTAAATATAAAGTTACCAGAGAAAATGCTAACACGTTTTTTAAAGGAACTCGTGGAAATCATTTCCTAAATAGTATTAAACTAGCAATAGGTGTTCCAACTGTTAAAGTTATAACTTTAGATAGTGCTCAAACTGATTTTTCATTAGTAAACGAAGAGACTAAACTAGTTGTATCCTCTAATACGGAGTTAACTCAAGAAGAACTCTATACTAACTTATTAACAAATAAATCGGCACAAGATTTTAGAAATATTTTAAGGGAAGATAAACAATTTAAAGAGTTAGTTGGCGAAGTTAATCCAGAAACAATTATAGACAAAATTACAAATTTCAAAGCAGAAAAAAAAGCTGAGTTTTTTAAGAGACATAAAGTATTTGCTATTGACTATGTCGACATGGATCTAACTACACTTAACATTGCTGTACAATCTTTTGAGTACAGAAAGAAGAACCGTCTTGCTATTAATCATATCGGATCGCTTAAACACCCTGTAGTACAATTCATGGGTAGATATCCGACTGAGTTGAGTATTAATTTTACTTCTAACATAAACAGACAGTATGAAGGAGAGTACTCTCCTGACAGATCTATTTCAGCTGTCGTTAAAGAGCAATTCAACATAATTGACTACAATGCTAGTTTATACCCTGAAGTTACCGCATATAATAATCTTAAAATTAAAACAACTCCTACATTGTTAACAGGTAATGTTCGTTACTTACCTAATCAAGTACATATCTCTGCAACAAGCCAACAGCAAGGCCTAGATAGCTTTGCGTGTACTTTTGTTGAGAGTGATTTGACAGAGTTGTTCAAGGTAGTAGAAGTTGTCAATTCAGGTAAAAAAGGTGGTTCCCAGTTAGCTGAGTTCTCTCACAAAGCTGTACAACAATTCCTTAGCGAAATGAAGCAGCTATTACAAGATAAAAATAAAATTAATTCTCTGTCTGAAGTGGATAAGGGGATATTGCTTAACTTGTACTCAAGATGTTTGCAACTAATTAATCTAATTAGTATGGAGTTTGGTACTAAAGACGTATTAAAATTTACAACTCAAGACGTTAGTAAAGAGGTAGCTCAGACCTACTATCTACCATTACTTTTATCTCTTACTCAAGAGAATCTGTATAAGAATTATTTTGACGAACTTTTTGCTGCGTTTGGAGGTATTGTAGGAGGTACTGCTGCAGTCTTGTCAGGCTTTCGGTGTTGTTTTTACAGGTGCTGCTATTGCTTTAGGAACTGAAATAGGTAGTACTTTTTCACAAATTGCTGCTGCGTACTATGACTCATACAGAAATCCATTCTTTTATTCAATAATTTTTGATACTGACCGTACAGGAGATTATGCAAGAGATAATGCGTTACAACTGCTCGGTGCAGCCAATAAAGCAAAACAAGATGTTAAAAACTTAATACAAGCACGCTTAAATATTGTTACGAATACAAACGTATCTTCTTTTAAATCTAAGATCCAATTTAGAGAATTCCCTGAAACAATTAATGCATTCAGAGAGATACTTTCTTACATGCAATTAGGCGCAGAAAAAGGGAACCAAATTTGTCAGAAAGTAGTCTCTTCTTTTAATAAACAATTTTTTGAATTAATTGGTCAGCAAACTGTGTCTTTTACAGGACAAGCTATTCCTGATATTAAGTTGGAGAAGCTAGTTAATAATTATGTTACTGTTTCTGATAGCATAGTACAAAATGTCAACCCTTTCTTTTTTCTCAGAGAATATAAACATTTTGAAGACTTAGAAATAGAAGAGATATTTAATCAAGTTACAGAGTTAAATAATGCACTTGAAGATGCCACAGGCATCACTGATACAATTGTTGAGATTGTAGCTGAAGAGCCTTTAATAGACAAAGTTGCGGGAGATCCTGATGCTTTGTCTTATCAGTCAGCAAAAATTAATTATGTTATGCCTATTCAGGCAGAGTACAAATACGCTACAGTACCTGAACCTTTGCTAAAATTTGAATCTGTTCTTGATGAAGTTGAACGTATGGGTCGTGTAAAAAATAAAACGACGCTAACTAACTCAACAAGCCCTACCTACACTCCTTTTAGGGATAATTCAGTCCCTTTGATTAATGATATTAAAAGAGACCACGATAGAGAGGTGTTACTTAAGTATAAATCTAGAGTTAATCTCCCATTAACAGATGATCAGTGGTTGTACTATGCAAACACTATAGCACACAGGGAATCCAGGTATCGTCACGATATTAAAGGCGGAGCTAGGAATGCATACATAGGAAAGTATCAGTTAGGTACTGGTGCCTTGGTTGAAGGCCAAGTTCTAGATAGAGCTTCTTCAGCAAAACAACTTTTTGCTTGGCAATACTCTGAAAAATGGCTGAAAAATTGGAACGCTGATTTCTTCTTGGCAACACCTGACTTGCAAGCTTTTGCTATGGCGAACTACACGAATGCTAATATAGGTTTTATAAGCGCAGCATTTAAAAAAGCTGGTTTAAGAAATTTTCAATCCTTACCTTTAGAGCAAAGATTAGCTCTCTTATCAGCGGCTCACTTAACTGGTGCAGACACTGTAGTTGATTTTATGAGAGGTGTTGTTAAGAAAGATGCTAACGGTGTTAAAAATAAATCCCGTTATGATGAAATGCTTGCAGTTCAAAAACAACTGATATCTGGCCCACTTACAGGAACAACTGATACCACAGTAGAAAAATATAGTGTTGTTTTTATTGAAGCTATAAACGGTGTAACATTTAAAGGAAAAGACTTAAGAACTAACAAAGAGTTTAATTACAGATTTCATGGTTCGTCTGAAGCACTCGAGTCAGGTAAGATTAATTTTGAGGCGCTTGGTAAAAATCCTTCAGACCTAGATGCAACATTAAAATCACGTTTAACTACTTTTATGAAAAGACATCCTAATCTTCTAGCACAAGATCAAGGAGATACTGCTGCAGGTGACAAGTTAGTTGTAGTGACTTCAGGGAATAATAACTTAAATAATTTAGTATTAGCTGAGGGTTTTGGATTTATAGATCCAGTTTTTAAATCAAACAGTGCTTATTTAAAAAATACACAGGCTGCAGAAGGAGCTGAGCGAGGCGTATTTGCTCTCTTAAATAAAGATGGAGTTATTAGTTCAAAAGATGCTAAGAGTGCTTTAGACAACGGAATAAGATCAACTAAAAAATTTACAGATAATGAATTAAGAGCAGTTTCTAATGTTAGTTCTTTATCGAGTAATACAGATAAGGGTAAAGTTCTTCAGGCAAGCCAAGCCCCGTTTTTAAATAAAGACGCTCAGTTTGTTATTAGTTCAGGGTTCGGTCTAAGAACCCTAGATGGTATTACAGATCCACATAAAGGTATTGACATCATCTGTAAGACAAGAAGTGTTCAAGGTATGGAATTAGTCTCTTTAGCTGACGGTGTTGTTGAATCAGTTCGTAAAAATGCTGGAGGGTATGGTTATATTGTTAGGATAGCTCATGGAGGCGATTACAGTACTGGTTACGCACATATGAGTAGAATTGATGTGAAACAAGGTCAAAGAGTTGTAGCTAATAAAACAATACTTGGCCTTGCCGGGGGTGCTAAAAAGACCGTAGGGGCGGGGCGTTCAAGAGGTGCTCACTTACACTATGAAATCTTGTATAAAAATAAGCATATAAATCCTTACAAAATACTTGATTTAGGTCTCGCTGCAGGAGGTCTTGGTGGTATCCTTGAAGGTATCTATAACCCGTCTGCAGTGGCTGCCCCTAGCTTTAATACTAAGAAATTTACTGAAACTGTACCTAGCAGCCGCCTAGTTGTTCAAAGCGTATACGACGAATCTCTCTTGTTAAATAAGATTGTTGAGAAATTAAACAAAAATGTTAACAAAGGAATGGCACAAGCTTTTCCTACTATCAAAGTTTACATTACTGTAGGAAACGAGGATCAAGATTATTGGCTAGGTTTAGATGCATCATCAATAGAATATTATGAATTAAAAGGTATTAGAGACTTCTCTCTTGTAACCAGTAATCAAAATAACCCTATTGATGTTGTAAGTATGGTAGTCGCTGATCCTAATTTTATTAAAAGTGATGAAGTTACAAGTCTCCTTTCCGCCATATACTATAAAGCCGAGGATGGTAGTTTAACTAAAACTACGGATACCAATGGTATTTCTATAGATGCAATAGGTACTGATTACGAGAGACAATTTAAGAATAATAGAATCAAACTTAAGCCGGGGATGAAGCTTCATATACGTTTAGGATATGAAAATAACCCGAATAATCTTGATATCGTCTTTAATGGTTCTGTTATCAGTACACAAAATGTAAGCGGTAATTCTATCAGGGTTGTCGCTGAAAGCTTTGGGAAGGAACTTCTTACAGACGTACTAGGAACCACGGAGCCACAACGTTTAGGTGGCGGATGGAATAGCTCTACAGGATCTATTTTTGCTGACTTAATGTTACTACCGGGAATATTTCATTTTGGTAAATATTATTCCTTTAAAAGGATGGTTGCACAGTTTACGTTAGGCGATGAGATTGATCCAGAAGCTAAGAGCCTACTACGCGGCAACACTAACTCTCTTTCCCAATCATTTAGTAATGATGGCAGTGCAAATCCTTTTAACACCAATTACTACTTAGGTTTTAAAATCTTTAGTAATGTTGTTCAAAGATCTAGAGTGTATACGAATATATACACTGCAGACATAGAACATGTTGATAGTGAATTTGATTCTCCTGTGGCTAATCTATTTGCTAATTCACTGTTTAATTTAAATAGAGCAATCACGTACGATTATTTTGCTGTAAGTGAAACTCCTTGGGAAACAATGAAACAGATGACTTATCGTCATCCCGGAACTATAGTCAAACCAATGTGGTACCAAGATCGTTGTACTTTGTTTTACGGAATAAAAGAGCAACTGTATATTGCCAGAGACGCTGATAATGTTCTTATGAAAGAAACTGTTATTGATAAAGATAATAGCCCAGAAGAACAACTAGCATTACCAAAGTACGCAGAAGTTCGTTCTCAACGTATGGAACCAGCATGTAATTTCCATATTTTAAGTACAGAGTTAAATATCATAAATAACGCTATTAAACTAAATGGTAATTATTTTACTAAAGTAAACGTTGCTTATAGGGATGATAATGATGATATTACAACTATATCTGATTGGGAAACTCTACAGATGTCTTTGGATGATAACTTATCCCCTTGGTCGATAAGAAGCACTGAGTTGACTTTAAGTGGTTGCGACAAGCGTTACATGGCTTATAGATATGGTACTCAATTCTTGCTAGAAGAGGCTGAAAAGATGTATGAAGGCAAGATTCTTATTGTAGGTAATCCAACGATGAAAGCAGGAGATTATGCTTTCATAAAAGATACTAACAAGAGAATGTTTGGTATTATTAAGATCAGAGAATGTAAGCATCATTTTAATGAAAAAGATGGTTTCATTACGGAGATCACTCCAGGCCAATTCGTAGAACCTGCTGAGTTTGTAAGGTCTACTTTCTTTCTTAGATTAGGTCTCGTAGCTAAAGGTCTTATGGATATAAAATCTAAGAGTCTGTTAAGTAAAGCTTTTAGTAGCGAAAGTCTTCAGATGTTTGTTAACTACTTGTATCTACAAGATCAGTTTGCAAAGTTAAATGAAATATCTGGTAGTGCTGATATATTAAAGATTGATACATACGTAGCAGGTTTAACTGAAGATCCAGGGTTTACGTTAACCCACTTCAGCATGGGGGCATTCTTTACTTATCTAACTTACCGTACAGGTAAGAATTTAATTCTAAAGACAGGTTTTAATTCTAGATTTGGTTTCTTTAATAAAGGGGCTCTTCAAGCTCTAAGTAAAGCGGCCTCAGATACTGGAGCGTACTTAACAAGAACTTTTGGGAAACAAGCCTTAGTAGCCGTAGGGAGAGGGGCCCTTAATAACGGAGCTCTTACTTTGGCAAGTTTTTGGTACGGCCCTGATAAAGCAGCCCTTCTTGCCAGAGGTGCATTAAGATTACCCGTTATTGGAGTAAACCTGACAGCTAGACTTTTAGTAAGAAGTGCAATTGTAACTGCTAGTACAACAATGCTAGGAATAAGTATATTTAACCCTATTGGTTTTCTTGTTACTGTTGCCGTAAGCTTAGCTATCTCTTGGGCTAATGCTAAGATAGAAGAGAACAAATACACTCGCCAACCAGCTTTATTCTATCCTCTTGTATACCACGGTAAATATTATGTTGCTGGTATGGATGGTGCTGTTAGAAATACCTACTTTGATTCACTAATCTTAGAAGGTAAGACAACAATAGCTCAAATACAAAAAGCAGCAACAATCGTAGATAAGAAGAGACAATTAACTGGTAACTCTACTCTATTCCCCGGTTTCTTGAAAAACGGTGAATACAAAAGAAGAGTTACTTTTGAACTTGATTCTGAAGGTAACGTTGTAAAAAATCTTTATGGAGTTAATTAATGACAAAAGTTACAGATCTTAAACAAAACTTAGATCGTTACAAAGAATCGTATCAATTAGGTACGATTCTTACTGTAACTCAAGATAAGAATAATTTTATACACGCTATAGTGCAAAAGGATGATTCTGACATAGCTGATCCTTCACATGTTGACTCTTTAATATTTAACGATTATAATGTAGGCCCAAATGGGGATAAAAAACTATTAGCTATGCTTTTTATCCCCATAACTAATTTAATTGGAAATGCTTATGAGAATATAGAAAGTTATGTAGGCATGAGAGTTAAGGTAAGACTAGTTGACGGTATTGCTAGAGATGCTATTGTACTTCCTGAAGCTTTTCTTAGTTTCTCTCAACAAAAAACTATTAAAAAGGTTCTTACTGAGTCCAAAACAAAAGACGTTCTCGACAAAGAATTTGAAAATGAGATAAGTGAGTTGTTAGGGCTTGAGTTGAATGATCTAGGTTTTATTAATTTGCAGGGAAATGACTCTTTTGTTAAAGTAGTCGTTCCTTCAGGCCATGCAACAACAGATCAGAAAATACAAAATGAAAACACAAAGAATGATAAGCGCTTAGTACTTAAAGAAGAAATTACAACTATACAAGGAAATAACCTACTATCTAAAATGAAAACTGCGTTGTGTCACACACCAGCTAAATTTTTATCAGGTAAATAATCTTATGCTTTTAAAATCAAATAATGCGTCTTCATCTTTTGTAGATATTCAAGACGAGTATACTCAAATTGCCAGCGGGCCTAACTCAATAACAACTACAAGAGACGCTGGGAACTTTATAAACGGCCCTGTATCTTTCTCAAGCCCTCCTTCTTCTTATCGTTTCGGAGGAGTTTTTCGTTTTAATCCGTTAATAGCCACTTGTGTGCCTTCAACTATTGCCACACCTATCTCTACATTAACACTAGATGTACCAATTAAAAATATAACTACGCTCTCTGCTATTACTGGTATTATAGCTTCTCTTCTTTAAGGAATAAACATGGATTTTAATTACGATTTAGAACTGCACATAGAGACTGGAGACATACAGATTGTAAATCAAGATATACCTCTTATAAATAATTATAAGAAATATCTGCTAACTTACACTAATAACATCCTTCTTAGCGGTTATGATAGCATATTTAATGACCCTTCTTTCGGAGCTAATTTATCTTCATTCATAGGTACTGGTATTAACGATCAGTTACTAGAACGAATTAAGTTAAATATTACTAATGCTTTAACTGCAGAAGGAAGTATCTCTAAGAGTATTTTTACTGTAATTGCTACTGAATTAAAAAATACAATTTATGTTAGGGTTATTTTTACAACTGAGTCTGATACATTCTCCACTAATTTACAAATAACAAAAGAAGGAGTAGAACTTGACTAATCAATTAACTATAGATTCAGGAAAAATCTACAATAATTTAATATCTAATTTAAATATGTTAGATATTAGTAAAGATTCCGCTGTATATAAAACAGTTCAACCTGTTATAGATGAAATGAATTCATTTCTAATTTACGCTAACAATATAACTAAAGAGTTTAATACTACTACCGCTAGCTTTGTATCCCTACAGAGGGAGGCAGCTAATTATAATATTTTCAGACGTTCTTTTAATGATCTAATTATTGATACACCTATGGAGGCTTTAAAAATAAGCGTAGATCCTTTGAATGTATTCGGAGATATTCAAAATACAACTCTGTATAAGAAAGGGGCTGTTATAAACATAGGTAATATATCTATAACATTTTTAAAAGATGTTGTCCTTAGTAATAGTACTGATACTCCGTTTATTAATGCTAAATTAAGTTTAGTTAACGTTGACACCTATTACATAGAAGATGGTAGCACCTATTTAGTAACCCCTACTACAAACACAACCTTAGTACCAAATGCATCGTTAACTTTTACAAGAAATATCGGTATTGTAAATATACAAGAAAGTATTGAAGACTTCAGATTAAGAATTATTGCAGCTAAGAGTCTTCCTTTTCGTAATTCAAATAGTGTACTTAATCAGCTTGTGTTAGAAGTGCCTGGAATTACTAATATAGATGTTGCTACGGAAGAAGATAGTAGCTTCAACAGAATTTACGTGTACACTGAGCGATTATATACCACAGGAATAGATGTGTTAATTAATACTGGTTTAATCCCTGCAGTACAATCGGTCCTTAGTGATAAATTAGATTTTAAAATCAAGACGGAAGTATTAAGCGCAACCCCATTAGAATTAAATATTAACGTAAGCACTTTGAGTTCTAATGTGAGTACAGAAACAGTTAGGGCAACTCTTAATAAAACACTCAGGCAGTATAAAAACTTAGATAAAAATACTTTATACAACTTATTAAAAAGTCAAATAACAGATTTAAACAAAGTCTCGATTGAATTAAAATCTATCAGTATATTTGAAAATAATTTAAATCTGGTCACAGATGCTCCTATCGTACTACCAGAAGGGCGTTTCTTTTATATAAGTAAATTATCTGGAATCTAATTATGAACTTAACTCTTGATAGCATCACAACAGATATCACACCTACAGTATATAACACCATTTATTTTTTTAAAAACTCCGTTTACCATATTTTAAAAATTAACAGTACAGATGTAATCAATAGCGTAACGGATCTTCAACTATTCTACGTAGATATTAATGATAACTTTCATTTAATAGAGTTGGATTATTTTTCACATACAAATAATCAATTAGTTATTTATTTTTACAATGACTTAGCTGAAGGAGTCTATAAAAATAAGCTGTTGATTAACACGAAGATTAATAACAAACTGTACAAACAATATATTGTTGGTTTTAATATTAAAACCGTTATTACAAGCAATTTTAACTTCAACGTAAAAAGAAAAACTTATGTACCTATTGAATCAAATTTTCTAATAACTAGAGCTAAAGCGAGTGTACCTACTTGGAGCACACCTTTTACAAAAGAAGTTAGCAACTATAGTAAATTACTAGAACCCTCTTATAAGTATATTAATAGCTGTTACAATAAACTTAAGGATATAATTAAGAATAAAAGAAATCTAGTTTCATACCAAACTGGCGAGAAGCCTTTCAAAGTAGTCGATAGCTCAGGAAAAAAGCATTTAAATTATCATAATTTAAAGTCTTCTAATCATAAGCAAATTAGTACTCCTTATCTACTGGATGTAGAGGCTCCTCATATTACTTTTAAATCTTTTGTCTACCACCCTAATTTTAATTTTAAAGATGTTGCTTTCTCAGGCACTCACTTGTATATAAAAAAAGAAACAGAGAATACAAACACTGTAATTTTTATAGAGGGTTTTTCAGGAAACAAACTTGTGTCTGAAAGCCTGAATCTACAAGGTACTAATGTTAAAGCTACGCTGCATAAGTACGATATTCTTATTAAAGTTAATTCTAAAGAAAGCTTAGAAATCTCGGATCATGTGGACTGCACCAAAAACTTTACGTACTATGATTACAATATAACGCCTACACCTTTATTTATAAACGAACGTCAGAATTTTGAAGCTTACCTTCCGCT